GACGAATATCCTTAAACGCTTTGAAATTACCGCGAGATCCGTAGAAACTAAACGCTCCACGAACCTGGAACGAAATAGGATCGGTTGCATCGTTGAGACCCGTTTCTGCTTTGTAGAGAACTCCCGTAGAGCTTCCATAGTAGGGAAGTCCTTCGGCTACTGCGAGAGATATAGCGTGGCCAGGTTCGGCTTGCTGAAACTTCGTCCACCCCTTCGAGTCGATAGACCATACAAGGAAGTAACACTCGTTTGATGCTTGCGGGACCGTAATATAAACGCGCCTCCCGGCTGGATAGAACGCACCTTGCCAACGGTAGCTAAAAGGTATCGTTCGCGCGGCTTCTGTAATTAAGGGGTTAATTTTAGCCGATACGGTATTTACCGCTTGTTGCGGGTCTGTTTGAAATAACGCCGAAACCGGGACGATACCCTGTTCAGTTATAATCCAAACGTCCTGATTTACTCTAACGAACGCGTTATATCCGAGAGGCTTTCCGATATAATAGCGCGCTACTATCTGCCACGCTGTGTCACCGGGATAGCTACCACTGTAGAAGATTATCTCTCCCTCGCTGCTGCATACGAAGAAAAGATCCTGAGAGGTAGCCGCGGTCTGATTCGTGTAGCTACCGGCAAATAGAAGAAACCCTCCGTTAGTAAAGACCGATTCCAAGTCCTCCAATGTTAGAGCAGATCCACCAACGGCTGCGGTATTTCCATACCAGAACTTTAGCGTGTTCTTTTCTACGAAATAGAGTCGCTTCTTATAGCTTGAGACGTTAATAAGGTTAGCGAGAGTTACGCCTGAAAACGTACTATCTGCTGTAGTGTTTGTGGTTCCATTAAACACTTGAACGGTATCGCTACCGTTACAGATATACATTCGACCACTAAATATCTCGGTACTACAATTCGAGGAAGTAAAAGCCGTCGATCCCGTTACCTCTGTAACCGTCCCGTCTGCTATGATACGAAATAACTTTGTCCCACTTAACGCGAGGAGATCCGTCGTTCCGTCTGCTTTCGGCATCCCTCGAAGGGTATTGATAGCGTTTCCACCCGTAAGGGTAGCGAATGAAGTGTATCCTTTTCGCAACTCTGGAGCCGATGCTCCTGGGAAGATGTTTACCAACTCAAGAGCAAAAATAGGATCCATGTTGTCGATAGGACTAACCAGATCGAGCCCCCCATAGGGAGGACTCATCGTAAAGCCTTCGACTGCCATCGCTACCTACCTCGACGTAAAAGACCCTGGATTCCTCCTGGTCGTTGTGGTGTCGCAATCGGTCCCGATGGTGTTCCAGGAGGAAGGGGAGCCGGAGGTCTAACCTGAGGCTGGGCAAATCTGCGATCTCTGCCATCTCCTCGAGGACGCATCGGAGCAGGAGGTCGAGCCATTGGTGCGCCGCCTATTCCTGAGACTATTCCTTGAGCCATCCCACCCGTTACCGCCTGAGTCGGAGGAGGGGTCATCGGAGAAGGAGGAGCGCCAAACCCGCCACCCATCGCGCCGTTTTGAGCGCCTCGGAAAGCTTCCATCTGTTGCCGCATCTGATCATAATAACCAGGATCTCGAACACCACCGAAAGGATTAGGATTAGCGATTCCGGTCGCTGTCATATCAGGAGACCCCGGCATATACTGCTGTCCACCCTTCATATCTCCGAGGTACTGGTCGACAAGCGCCTCCCGTTGCGGGTTGTAGTCCATCGTTACCATGTCGCCGCGGTTAATGGCTTCGGCTCTCTGTCGCGCGATATCCATAAGCTCCTGGGACGGAGGCCCAAAATTACCGGGTTGATTAAATGCCGGTCCTTTACCATATCCACCTAATCCCTCTGCGAAACCTCCACCGAAACCACCGCCTTGTTGTGGCATCGGATAAGGCTGAAGAAATCGAGATTGATCCATACCTGCGCCGATAGCTGCTCCTAACCCTGCTCCCATTCCCTGCTGGAAACCGCTGCCCTGCTGGAACCCACCTGGAACGCCTGTAGGCATCTGCATATCTGGAGTTGGTTGCATAGGTGCCGAACCTGCTCCGCGTTGTCCTGGGTTCATCGTAGGAGGTCTGGAGCCACCTGGTAATGGTCTTCCCGCGCTATTAGTAAGCTCTCCACCTGCTCCGCGATATACACCCGGCGAAAGTCGTTGAGGTTTTGGAACCGCGGTAGAAACTTGCGGTTTACTCGGTCGTCGAGTTAGTGCTGTTTTCGGTGCCATAATTTATTTACCCTGTGGTCGTAAAATGTCGCCAATAGACTTTTTTTTCTGTGCTGTTTCTACTTTAGCCGGTTCTGCTCGAGGTATGTTTCGCTGTATCGGCTGCGAGCCTGGAGTAGTTACTCCCTTCTTAGGTACGCCTGTAAATAAATCATTCACCCCTCCCATATAGCGATTGTACTGGTCTTGCTTGATTCGATTATCTGCAAGCGCCTGATCGAGCTTCTGCTTAATCATATCAGGAGTAAAGCCTTGTTGCTGTGCGAAGTGTCGAACGTTTTGTTTTGCCACCTCGGCATTATCGTTCGCGTTCGAGACCGCGGCCTTAGCGTACCATGCTGAAATATCGGACGCTTTTTGTCCGACAAATCCATAGCCGGCTGCGAGAGCATCCGAAAGGTTAACCGCTGCTCCCCACGACGCGGGGTTCTTCTCTGCTACCTTATCGATCTCTTTCCACTTGAGTGTCGAACCATCTTTTCCAAAGTCGTACTTTGTTCCGTCTGCGAGGCTTCCCTGGTATTGCTGATCTAACACTCCACCCTGTTGAAGCACTCCGCGGATATTGTCGCGCATGAATTGCGCCTTCCCCTTACTCGAGCCAGTCCATGAGCCAACGGCTCCGGCAAGTCCTCCGACTGCTGCTCCAATTCCTAATCCTATCGGACCAAAAATCGAACCAATAGAGGCTCCTGCTGCTGCGCCTCCGAGAGCTCCTTGTTTTGTACGTTGAGATCCCGCTGCGCTATCTCCTATCATTTCCGCGGTTTTGTACCCGGTGTACAATCCGGCTGCTACGTTTAATCCGGGAACTGCATAACTCGGGAGAGCGGCACCTGCTGCGCTTGCTACGTTAGCGGCACCTGCGGCACCGTAGACTCCGGCTCCTAATTTATCGCCACCTTTATAGGCGTTATACGCTTGATAAAGCTGCATCGCGCCGACGGTACCCTGTCCGACTTGTCCCCAGTTAACCGTATCGAGGAACCCTTTGTCGTTGAGAACTTCACTAGGGACTACTGCCTGAGTCGTCGATCCATCGACTCCACTCTGTACGTTGATCCGCGTCATTCCTTGCGGAACGTTAGCATCCTGGATCGGTGTGTAGAGGTTGTTTACTGGTTGAGACGAAAACATCCCCTGAACGCTTGAGGCTGGAGCTCCGAGACTTTCCGCGCCACCTGTTACGCCTTGCGTTACTTGTCCCGTCGTTTGTCCTACCGTTTCGGCTCCTTTGCTGGGACCAAATAATCGCGAAAGAAACCCTCCTCCCTCTTTTGCGGCTTCTTCTGTAGCCTTCTCTCCTGGGAATAGCGCGTTGTAGCCTTCACGCGCGACGTAGGCACCTCCTACGGTTCCGGCTATCTGTCCGACGGCTGCGGTTCGTTGTGCGCGTGCTTGTTCTTTCCCTGCGCTTTGTTGCGCTCCTTGGAGTCCACCCGGACCCCATACCATTTCCGCGGCTTGAGGACCGCTATAGCCTTGTCGTCGGAGCTCTTGGTATTCAGCGACTTGTTCGGAATAACTTGCCATAGTTTAGATCCACGATCCGAATACTGCTGTCCCGTTTCGCGCGAAGAGAGTCGATCGCGTGTGTCCTCCTGCGTAAAGGAGCTTGCCGGGATTCTGTTTAGAGAAATCTTCGTTTAACTGCACGTCGTAACGCCGTCCGACTGTTGTTAAACCATGGATCTCTGCGAACCTTTCGAGCATACCTTGCTCGAGCGTCTTAGGATTAAGGTTACAGATATCGGTATCGGCTAGGAAATCGTTGTATGCGCCGTCGTAGAACGCCCAGGTTATACCGCCGTCGGATACCGAGCCACTGGTATGAGTCGGAGCGGTTGAGCCGCTGGTCCCACCTGCTGTCGTTGTGTAGTAGTTTCCGTTATAGAAACAGTAGCTACCGGCTGCGAAGGAGGTCGACGCGGCCCAGGTTTTCGGACGTATCGGACGATCGGCGATATACTCGAAGATAACCGTCTGGCCGGCTGTTGCTGCTGTTGGTGTCGGATTGATTAGTATCTGATTATTCGCAAGTCCTCGGAACTGAAAACGACTATATACGGTCGTGTTCAATCCATAGCCGATGATCTCCGCGTACTCCTGAGGAGTCATCGGCCCAAGGATGCGCCATCGGTTCGACTGATTCCAGAACGTTTCGTAATGATAATATGAGAACGAACCGGGAACCGGATATAGTGCTTGCCCATCCACAAGCGTAAAACTATGCGACGCAAATAGAACCGGCCACGGATAGAGATCGCTCATCTCTCGAGCGACGCGGTTAGCTATTGCTAGGAGCTGCTTAGTCGTAACGTCGTTGTTCCCTACTACGGTCGAACCTACTTGATAGCCGGCTTCGTTCGCTACGTTTTGGATGTTCTGTAGTAGGGTTATCGGCATGGTTTACTCAATAGGTTTTCGAGGTCTTCCCCGCTTCGGCTGCTCCCCTGATACTTCTTGATCCGTGTCCGATACCGCAACAACTCTTTTAGTATAGAAGTCGTTTCCTTCCGTTGAGTCGATCCTTTGCATTAGGATCGCAAGCTGCTCCTCGAGCTTGAACGTTCTAGCGCGTTCTTTCTCGAGCGATTCCCTCATCGCTACGATCTCGTTTTGAGGTGTGTTTGCTGCTTCTATCCAATCCTTTGCGCGCTTTACGAACTGAACGAGCGGCCCCATCTTGCGTTTAACGTCGTCGTTAGCCTCTGCGAGCTGCTCGACTGTCTTAAATCCGAGGTATTGTAGCTCTCGCATCGCGGTCCCTGGGAGGAGAGTCCACTCTTGCAAGGGAGTACCATCCTGCACCGGTTCCGAACCACTTCGGAAAGCCTTGTACAATTCTGAGTATGCTTCAATGTCGCGGGGTTCTATCCTACGAACTGTCTCGTCCATTCCTGGGTACTGAATAGAGATCGAGGGTATCTCGTCGTAAATCGGTCGCCCCGCGTCTTGCGATTTTAATCGGTTTTCTTGGTAGGCATTAAAGAACTTTACGTTCGCGCCCTTGAACGGTTTATCGTTCTGCTGCGAACCATGCATTATCTGTTCCCACGGGATATGTGCCATAAAGGACTCTCCTTAAAATAAAGTCCCCTATGTTATAAAACTATCCTTAGCCTTCTACAACTACAACCGTATTGATATTGCTGCCGCTGGTCTGGTAGCAGGTAATTGCTCCCGCTGGGACGAAATTACCATCAAATCGGAGGATATTGAGACCCGCTGTGCTTTTCAAAACGAAACACTTGTTGCTCGCGGTCGCCGCGATACCGGTAAGAGTCTCCCCGTTTAATCCGATAGCTACGTCTGCCGCACTTGTATTTTGAATGAGTAAAAAGTTACGAAATCCATTAGCTGCAAGGATCTGCGTACTTGATGCGGTTGCGATTGTTGGAGTCGTAGTAGTCGCTTTTCCTGATACGTTGACCATATATTCCTAAAAGAAAAAAGAGGGAGCTATACAAGCCTCCCTCCTAAACTATGCGCCCTTGGTTAGCTTGAGAGCATACCAAGATGTGCCGTTACTCACACAA